GGCCCGCCGCCGCCGCGCCCGTGGCCGGCGCCCCCTGTCCCCCGCCCCCCCCCTGGGCTGGCGGGGGGGGGGGGGGGTGAGTTGGCGGGGGTGCAGCCGGTATCTCCATGAGTTCAGTGCGGAAATTTTCAGCCTAAAAGGCATTGTCGAATGAAACATTCTCAGTTGAAACCGGGCGGACCGTCCCCGGAAAAAATAAAAAGTGCGGCGGATGGGCTTTGCGATCTGGTCGTATGGGCAGCGCCCGTCTGCAACACGAGTCTGCTGATCTGCCATCGCGCCGGGGAGGATGGTAGCGACCCCACCAAGCTCGTATCCGTAGCGGTGCGCACCAATGTTCATTTTCTAAAAAAAATGGCTGTGCGTGCCCGCCTTGTGCGAGGAAACCAGTTTGCCTTGGAAGGTCCGACCCCACGTTGGAGGGGAAAGTGGTGATGGCCTACCACATCAAGAACTGGGACGAGGATCACGAGAACTCGGATACCCGTCGGTATGCCGATCTGCTCTGGTATCGGAGCAAGGTGAAACTCATGGGCGAGGGTTTTGGGCATACCGTGCGCCAAAAAAACGGCCCGCATCTCTATGGCATGTTCAAAATTATTGAACAGCTTGCCGCTTCCTCGCGCAAATCCGAACGCGGTTGGCTGATCCGCAATGGCACTCCGATGGATGCCAGCCGCATGTCCAATCTCTTACGGATTCCAGTGCAACACTTTGAAAAGGCATTGGCTTTCTTCTCCAAGGACCCAATGGACTGGTTGGAGTATGTCGAATTCCCCGGAGAATCTCCGCGCAGCCCGGAGACTTCGCCCGCCAGTAGCGGATCACGCGGAGAATCTCCGCGCAACCCGGGAAAGAAAGCCAACGACCCGGAAACGGCGCGTCAAAATACGACAACCGGAGAACGTACTAACGTACAACCAACGGACATTACAAAGAAAGAAACAATGGTCCGCTTCGCTACCCCCGAGGCTGCCGCCTCGGCCCAAGCCCGACAATGGGCGGCGGCAAAAGGTCGAACCGCCGACCTCGAAAGCATCCCCGAAGAATCCCGCAGTCCGAAACAGGACGAGGAATTAAAAAAAATGCGCGCCTTGTCCCGAGCGATTCAAAAAAAACAGGCGGCAGGTGATTTTACGCCGGTCGATGATCCCAACCCATGAAAACTCCCGCCACCAAGCTTGACCAACTGCCGCCGCACAACCCAGAAGCCGAGCAAGGCATTATTGGGTGTCTGCTCCATGCGCCGTCCGAGGCTTTAGACGCCCTCGACGAACGCGGCGTGGAGGGGGAATGGTTTTATGACCTCCGGTATCAACTCGTTTATCACACGGCGCGGGCCATGCACTTCCAAACGCCCCCGGTTTTGGTGGACTTCATCACGCTCTTTACGGAATTGCAACGGCTGGGGCACTTGGAGCAAATCGGGGGAGTAACCTTTCTGAATGAATGTCAGGATGCCGTAGCCGGAGTGGCGCATCTGCCGGCTTACGTCGTTTTAGTGCGTGAACAATGGCAACTGCGCTCGGCGATTGCCGCCCTCACAATAGCGCGGGAGGACATGGCATCCGGGACGGAGGAAGTCGGCGACGCCATTGAAAAGGCGCAAAGCCAATTAAACAAGCTCAGCGAACTTCATACTCACCGCACGGAACAAAAGATACGGCAAATCATGGTGGACCGGGTTATCCCGAAACTCGAAGCGCATTACACCCGGGGCCGGGCGCAAATGAGTGGCTTGGTGACGACGGGTTTGGAATACCTCGACAAAATCTTTTGCGGCTTGGGGGGCGATAATGGGAACTATCACGTCTTTGCCGCCCGGCCCAACGTGGGCAAGACCAGTCTCATCACGGGCATAGCGCTGCATGCCGCCTTGGATTTTGAATTCGTGGATGAAGTCACAGAAGCGGCAGCGCAAGCCGCCGGTGAACTCGGCTTCACGACCAAGGAAGGCAAGTTCATGATAAAGCGCAAGGGCGTGCCCGTGGGCATCAGTTCCTTGGAAATGAGCGCGGAATCCCTTGGCCAGAAAATGCTTTTCCAACGAGCGCGGGCGGACCTGCAAAACTGGCGCACCGGCTACGCCAAGGAATCGGATTTCCCGCCGATGCTTTTGGCGAACACGGAAATTTGCCGCTTCAACAACATCATTATCGATGATACGGCCCGGGAGAATATCGGGAGCATCAAAGCCAAGTGGCGGCGCTGGTATCGCCAGTATGGCGTGCGGTTCTTCATGCTGGATTACATTCAACTCATCAAATCCACGGACAAGAAATTTCGCAGCGACCGGGTACAGGAGATGGAGGAAATTTCCGCCGAGTTACAGGCTTTGGGGAAGGAACTCAACTGTCCCATGGCGATCCTGGCGCAGTTGAATCGTGACTACGAGAAGGAGCCGAATCGTCTGCCCCGACTGAGCGACTTGAAGAATTGCGGGGCGATTGAACAGGACGCCGATTCCGTGACGCTGCTCTACAAACCCAGTCCGTACCGCCCATTTAGCAAGGAACACACGGACGAATATGAATTTTTCATGGAGTGCATGGGCCAAGCGTTTGGCCCCGATTGGAAAAAATGGAGTGGCCGGCCGGAACGCATCAACGCCTTGGTGGAAAAAAATAAACACGGCCCCAAGGGCGATGCGGAATTGATCTTTTTGAAAAGCTCAACCCTGTTTCTTGACTGGAACCAGTGGCTCAAAGAAAAGGGTTTCAAGCGTGCCGCCAAGGGCGAGGAATCCCGATACAAACAATCCAAAATCGACCCGGAGGACGTACCGTAATGAATGAAAACGGCGAATTTAATTGGGAACAGCATCCGGGCGCACAAGCCCGGGACGCCGGAATGGCGTTGGTCAGTGAAAATAACCCCAGCTACCTCGAACGTTTTCACGCTGCAGCCGAGACCCTTTTACGCACGAACCGAAAATTAACCAGTCAAGCCGTGGTCGCAATCGTCGGGATGCCGGCCGGCAGTGTTAATGCCGTCGGCGCGGCCATGCACTCCGTCGCCAAGCGACATGGATTATTCATTGCGGGTTACGTCACTTCGGAGCGTCCCTCGCGCCATGCCGGACGGATTGCCGTCTGGGAAACGAAAACCTTATGAAACATTGGAACTGGAAAGATATGACTGAACCAAGTGCCCCGCCCCCGACGAATAAAATCGCCAGCGAATTAATTACGTTGCTGGAGAATGGCGAAATTGTCCGCCGCGCAGAACAAAAAGCCCTGCGGGATTTAACCGAATCCATGCAACTAGCAGAGGCCGCGCAACGCACCGCGACGGAACGAAAATTAGTCCGACAATTACCCCGGCGCCCGTGGATCCTTTCCAAACAATACCGAATGACGTTCGTGCTTTCGCAGGACAACGAAATTGTTTTGGGTGATGTCCCTTGCACCTTACTGGGCGAGGACGTGCTGAAATTTATTCTTGCAGCCGTGAACAACTACCAACCGCAATGAAAAAAACTACAAGCAAAACCAAAACGAAACGTCGCCCCAAGCCAGCAGTCGGACCGTTGACCGAAGGCATCAACATCGGCAAATGGCGCCTCGTCCGCTTTGGAAAAGAAAATTGGCTATGGCTCTTTCACTGGCAGGGTGAGGCGATGTTCACCAACGAAGCACAGTTGGACGCAGCCTTGGAACGATTCTGGAAACGGCATTTTTAATTATGAAACTACAACTCCGCAAAGTGTGTGGCACGCCGCCGGCGGCGCACTCGAAACGTGCGCCTAGTAACAAAGGCGCGAACTATTGGGCGCGTAAATCCGGGCAACGCCCGCCCTTGGTCTTTGATAGCTTGCTGAAGCTCGAAGCCAAGCTGGCAAGTATATGATTTTCTACGCTGTCGAATCCTGATCCAAAACAAACAAAACCAAAAAAAACCTATGAAAGTAAAACTGACTCTGACGGAAGATATGTTGGGCACCAAAGCCGCCAATCGTGACGTGTTTGCCGACTTCATCGCGAGCAAAGCGCCCGATGAAGATAAACGGAAACAGGAACTTGATAATGCCGAGCACCGCGAGGAAGCCGGGACTACCATCTTTCACCGCCAAAATGGCGTCATCGGAATCTACGATTACCAGATTAAAGGCTTTTTCAAAGATGCCTGCGGCGCGATGAATCGTTTCGATAAGGACTTACGGGGCGGGCTGGAAAAATTAAGCGCTTACAAAACCAAAATCGACGGCTGCATTTTCGTGTCGCCCCGCTTTATTCCGTTACAACTCGAAGCCGGCGCCGCGGTCGGGCTATGCGAACGACCGTTGAAGGCGGACACGGCGCAAGGTCCGCGTGTGAGTTTGGTGCGCTCAGAAACCGTGCCGGCGGGGACGGTGGTCGAATTTGAAGTTTCCATCATGGCCAAGGAACTCGCGGCCTACGTCCAAGAGTGGTTTACCTACGGTAAATTGCGGGGCTTGGGCCAGTGGCGGAATAGCGGCAAGGGCCGGTTTAACTGGGCCTTGGTGGAGTAGTAACGCAGTGGCGACGCAACGGCAAGGCATGGTCCAGCTTGGCAATGGCGAAGCATCGCATCGCAGAGCGACGGAAAAGCCTATCAAAGCACAGCAGCGGCGGGGCAGCTCATGGCAAAGCAATGGCGCAGCTTGGCAACGTGCGGCGTAGCAGTGTTCTCAGAAGCAATGGCTGCGCCCGGCGAAGTTACGCACAGCAATGGCGCGGCAGCGTGGTGCGGGGCAAACCAATGGCAGAGCACGGCGCAGCACGGCGCGTCAATGGCACGGTGCCACAGAGTCCTGCAATGGCGAAGCATCGCGTAGCGCGCCTGTGCAATGGCGAAGCGCAGCCAAGCCCGGCAATGGCAAGGCATGGCGGCGCTGAGATAGGCAACGGTACAGCACAGCAGGGCCTCGAATGGCAAAGCAACGGCAAGGCTGCGTAAGGCGGGGCTTAGTAATGGCTGGGCAGAGGAAGGCGACGCAGCGCAGCGGCGAGGTATAGCCTCGGGCAGCATGGCAACGGCATGGTATGGCAGAGCGGCGCCGAGGAAGGCAACGGCACGGCACGACCGGGAATGGCAAAGCAACGGCAGCGCATTTCACCGCACCACATGGCGATGCAGTGGCGAAGCTTGGTGAAGCAAAGGCTTGGCAGCTCGCCGCGATGTGGAGCAATGGCAGGGCTGCGTAAGGCAAGGCCTAGTAATGGCAAAGTCCGGCATAGCCATGCAGGGCAAAGCAACGACAAGGCGCGGTAGAGAAGGGCATGGCAACGGCGAAGCGTCGCAATGCCAAGCAATGGCAACGCAGTGTGACGTCCAGCAATGGCGAAGCTGAGTACAGCAGAGCATGGCATGGCAATGGCAAGACCTGGCAGCACGAAGCACGGCAATGGCAGGGATCGGCAGAGCAAAGCAGCGGCGGAGTAGAGCAGGGTAACGCATGGCAATGGCGCCGCATGGAAGTGCGAAGGCATCGCGGGGCACCGCCTTGCTAGGGCAAGGCGTGGTGGAGTAGCGCCGAGCAACGGCCAAGCGGGGTAATGCATCGCCGAGCGATGGCGAAGCATCGCGAAGCATCGCTGGGCGACGGCAGAGCAAGGCATGGCATGGTGCAACACGGCAACGGCAGCGTGAAGCTGGGCAATGCGGTGCTACGGCGATGCTCCGTAGCGCCCCGCAGAGCAACGGCACGGCTGGGCAACGTAATGCCCAATAAGAATGACGACAGCTAAAACAACAGTCGCCTTTGGGGCGGCGGAACTCGAAGCCTTGTATGAACAGCTTGGAGTTTCGCCGCATCCCATGTTGATCTTGCCCACGCTCGAACGCGTGCGCGAGTTATGCGCGACCGAAGCGGGGCAAACGGAGTTGATTGAAGGTTTGAAGCATCGCCAAAAGCGAATTGTGCTCGCCGAGGACCCCGCGCTGGCCGATCCCCTTTCGTTCGGCTGGGAGTTTGAACCGTGGGAGGACGCAGACCGTTTATTGTCAGGGTCGGAACATATCCTCGCGCTTTTCGGACAAAATCGTTCGTCTAAAACGTGGTACGCCGTCAAACGCGCCTTACAGGTCGCCGAATGGTATCCCAAGAGCATTATTGCGATCCTCTCGGAGAAGGATGAAACCAGCGTCGCGCAGATTCAGAGCAAAATTGTTTGGGACGTGTATTTCAAACGAAAATACTGGGTGCACAACGGCAAACGGAATCCGCAGAGTCCGCTATCCATCAATTACGGTCAAAAGAACGGTTTCACCGACGGCAAAATTGTGCTCGGTAATGAAAGCGAGATTTATTTTCTCAGTTACGTTACTTCAGCGACGGATTATGAAGGGTGGGAGTTTGGGGCGCGACAGGACGTTTACGCCACCATCAGTGCGCAGCGCCGGGCCGCGCATTTGTTCGTCCCGCCGAACGTCGGCATTGTGGCTGATGAATCCATGCCCTTGTCATGGCTCAAAATGGCCGAACGCCGCGTCCGCTGGCGCGGGGCTAAACTGATTTGGAGCTTCACGCCGATCAAAGGCATTACGCCGGCCATGAAAGAAGTGGTCGGGGCCGGCGCCCGCACGCTGGTCAGCAAACCAAGCGAGTTGTTACCCGGTCAGAATCTCCCGGACTGTCCACTGGGACACATGCCGTATATTCGTCAATGCACCTTTCCCGGGGCCGTGGCGATTTACTTCTTTGGCAATTTCAATCCCATTGGGCCGCGACCGGGGCGCACCTATTACGATGCCGTCCGCGAAAGTTGCGAAGGCAAAACAACGGAGTATATCGAACGCATTGCCTACGGCTTTGCGCGGGACAGTATCGCCCGCGCTTTTCCCAATTTCGGACCGGTGAACATCGTCCGCCCGGAACAGATACCGCCCGGCACGAATTATCTCTTTCTGGATCCGCACGGCCGCCGCAACTGGCCGATGATATGGGTGCGCGCCGTCCCCAGTCGGCCCACCAGTCTGTACATTTATCGGGAATGGCCGGATTTACCGACCTACGGCGAATGGGCGGTCGCGACCGAACGCGAGGTCAACGAAGAACAGCGCAAAGGCTGGGACGGTGACGTAGGACCGGCGCAAACGGGTTTGGGCTGGGGCGCGAGTCAATTCAAGCGAGAAATTTTGCGGCAGGAATTGATTGCCGTACCCGCTGCCCTAGTAAACGGCACGGCCAAAACGACGGAAGCCATTGAAGCCGCATTAAAGACGGTGACGGACCAGCAACAGCAACGCCGAATCCGCCAAGCGCTGCGCAACGGCGAAAGCTTGGTGGAGTTACACGAGGACATTGCCACCCGGTTTGCCGATCCCCGGGCGTTGCATAATCCGCATCTGACGCAAACGGGCGGGACGACGCTATTCGACCAGTTCGAGGAAAGCGGCGCTGCCGCTACGCTGCTGCATGACGGCGAAGATAACGGCATGGAGTTGGAGGATGCACCCACGTCACGCCGAGCCAATGCCGATGACATGGACGAAGGTTTTACGCTGGTGAATGAAATGTTGGGCTGTTCGAGTCAGGTCGTGGTGGTGGGGTTGAGCCAGCCGCATTTATACGTCAGCAGCGCTTGCCGCCAAACAATCTGGATGTTTGAGAACTACACCGGGCGCAGCGCTGGCACCGGCGCGAGCAAAGATTTTGCCGATCTGGTCAAGTACGCATGTTTGGCGGACTTGGATCATGTGGAGAATATCAAAGCCATCGGGCGAGCTGGAAAAGGCTGGTGAATTTATGAAAACCCCAAAGACCAAAGACAACGGCTTGCAACAATTACTAAAGGACGTGGAAGCCGCCGCGACCCTACGCATCGAACTCGACGCCGCCAATGCGACCGTAAAACGGTTACAGGCGGAACTTGCCAAACTCAAAGAACAAAAATTGAGTCTCAAAGACCACTTAGCAGAATACCGGCGCAATGTGTTGCGCGCCTTGGAAACCGAGGAACCCTATCCGGCGGAAGTTCCCGCGCATGTTCGGCACGAAATCGAAGATAATTTGCGACGGGATGCTTTCACCGTTCACACGGAGTCGTTGCGCATAATGGACGTGGTGCTAACGCGTCGGTTAATTCTGCGGGTCAAGGCGGTGCCTCAATTTACCGGGGGCATGTCATGAGCACTGATTGCACTGAACCCAATCGCAAAGCCTGCCCGCGACTGTGCATCGAATTCTGCAATGAAGAAGAAACGCAAATCGCGAATAAACTGGCCGCCGCGCTCCTGCGTCGTTTGCAAAGTTACGTGGCGATCATGGCGCCGCATCAACGCGACCGCTACGGCGGCAAACTGTTAATCGAAGCCACGCGAGAAATTCAGCGGTATAGCGAATTAGGCGCGTTGCAGTTGGAAGAAGCAAAACCTTGCGGTGGGGCATTTCAGCTATTCATGCACATGAGCGACAACTACCAACTGACGCTGCTGGAAAGCGAACTCCAAGACATTATTACGGCATGTCCAAAATCACAGCGCGAAACTGAACTTGAGCGCGAAATCGAAAGGCTTAATCGCCTCTGCGAACACGTCCATGACCGACTCCTACGCGGTGAGGATTACGAGATACTCATGCAGAAGCTCGAACAAGGATGGAAAGGAGCTTGCCATGACCCTTGAAGAATTCAAAGCCTTGCCGTATTTGCTCACGCCCGGACAGGTGGTAGGGTGTGGTTATACCGCAGCGACCCTCGTCAAGTATGCCGCGCATGGGATTCTGCTGGTGATCCTACCCAAAGGCTGCGCGCAACGCCGTTTTCAAAAACGGCAGATTGCCCAACTCAACGGTTGGGAAAGCGCTTTGGACTTCGCCGGTTGGGCACGGGAAAAATCCATGCTGCGACTAAACGCCGTGTGCCAATGGACCGGCTATACGGAGGAAACGGTTTCGCATATCGTCGCCGCCGGCGGTTTGCTGCGGGTGCAACCCGGCGGGATTGGCTACGGGCTGTTTCGGAAATCGGACGTGGGCGCTTGGCTGGGCCTGACGGAAAATTTATGAAAACGTTCAACGACCGAGCTGAGGCAAGCGGCGCATGAAACCAAACCAATGCAAACCTGAGGCGCCCGCCGCTTTGCCTCCGGCGACTGGTTCGGTGTCCCCGCGTAACTGGCACTGGTCGCTGCGGAGCATGGAAATCCATGCTGGCCGGCTGTGCGTCGAGTGTGGGGAGCAAGTGCCATCGGACGGCCCGTTATGTGAAGAATGTGAAATCGAAATGATGTATGACTAAGCACAAATCATCTGACCGCGACCTGCGGCTGACAAACAAACACGGTGGCATCATACACACACTCGAACGCTTCGAGCCGGGAATGGTGGCGGCGATGAAGTGCGGTCTCGTGCTGGTGCAATGGCGCGATGCGGACAGCACTGGACGCCGATGCAAACGATGCGCTCGTAAGACGCCGAACGAGAAAGGTCAGCGATGAGCGGATACTGCCCAGACTGTGGAAATACCCAATGCCTCTGCAAAGAGGTAGCTGCCGACGAAGCCAGAGCGCAAAGCTCATTCGCTGCACCGGCTGGTTCGGCGACCGGATACAAGAGCGTCTGTGAACTGGCAGCGGACAATCCGAATCTGTCCGAATACCTGGCGCAACTCGAAAGAACTGTGCAGGACATAAACCGCATAGACGAATGGGCGCGAAAAATATGGGGCAGCGTATGCCTGCTCGGCCCGGAAGACCAAGACCGACTGGCGCAGATAATAGACGCCTGCGAGAAGTGGCGTCAGTCGCCGAACGGTGAAGCTATGCGACGCGCCAAAGACCCATGCTGACCATATTCGACCAATACATGCGGAGAAGTGAGACGGTTCGCTGCGAGGATGCCAAGCGTTCGCATCAGCGCCTTGTTAGCCCGCATTTGGTGGCTGCTCTTTTCGTCCAGGAAAATGGCTGCTACTCCGGTCTGCCCGTCGTGGACGCATGGCCCGAAAGCCGTGACGCTCGGCTCTATGATGGTCCGTGGCCGGTGGTGGCGCATCCGCCCTGTCAACGCTGGGGTAAGATGTGGTTCGGGCAACCTATCACGGTGAAACGGACAGGCACGCGCAAGAAGAAGGGCGACGATGGCGGATGCTTCGCGGCTGCACTCGCGGCGGTGCGTAAATGGGGCGGCGTGCTGGAGCATCCGTGGCAAAGTCACGCAT